ACACAAATCCAAAGACTCTTTCTTTGGTATGTACTCTTCACTTCCTTGTTTATATATATTTACCTTTTTGTTTATATAACCAAAATCTTTGCTCATTTTTATCAGACCATCATATGTTTTAGAACTTGGTTCCGTTCCAATATAATGCCGAATATTTTTCGATGATAGTGCACCAAGTAGTCTTCCACCCCATCCACAACTCATATCCCACACAACTCCATCTCCACCATACTTTTCATAGATTAGTTTTGCTGCCGTAGGTCTGAAATTACTTACGGATTGAGTACCACTATAAATTTTTATTGATTGTCTAAGTCTATTTTCATGAAATACATTTCTCTCCCCATTTGGGTCTTCACCTTTATAGTGTTTCTGTTCCCAATTCCAACACTTTCTAATTGTAGATTTGAACATATCATCATCCAAGAATATCTCCATCGGTGATTTTTTAGCACTACCACACACCACTTCCCAAAAGTGTGGATGGTAAGTCCAACACAACCTCAAACCATGCATAGTCTGTACTATCTGATTATCTTTGAATATCGTATCGACATCAAACTTTCTCAGTTTCTTTAAGTGGTCGTGTTTTTCATCTTCACGAATTGTGTAGTGGGGGAATCCATGACGCCTGTAATAATCGAATATGACTTCTACACCATACTCTCTATCTACTACATCTATTGAATTTGTAACCCTTTCGAACTCCAAGTCTTTCTCATCCACATCGATGAGTTTACCGAGAGTTTCATAGTTTACTCTTGCCATTAGGGTAGATTTAGTTTTTTAACTTCCTTTGGCTCCGTTCCAAATTTTTGGAGTATGGACTTCAATTCAGCCTTACCTTGTTCGGAACTATAATAGATTTCTAAGTATTCGTTAGCCTCTTTCATACTAACTTGATGATATTTTGTAACGATTTCTACAACCCATTGAGGATGTTTCATAACCTTTTTTCCTTTAGTATATCTTAACCATTGTTTACCCTTTGGTAATATTTCGGTATACAATCTGTATAAGTCTTTTGGTTTTAATTTGTATTTTTGTAGTTCATTGACTATATCAACCCAATTCATATTCATCGATAAAAAACGATGAACCATGTAATTAGACCAAGTTTTTCTATCGGCATCATTTAAGTTTTCCCAATAGTTCTTAGTCTGTTTAGATGTTATGTGGGTGATGTGGTCAAACAAAGATTTTGTTTTCATGATTATAATTAGTTTGTTGAATTTTCAAATCATTCTTTATAATGCACATCAATACCTTGATTCATCCATTGTTTATTCCATAACCTCATTTTACCTCTATTCGATATAGTTTCAAGCTCCTCGGTAGTTGAACTACCATATTCGAGTGTACAATTTAATTTTGATGATATATTTTTTACCACATCAAGATTAAACTTTTCTTGATTAATGGACGGATACACTGTTGACAATCCAGCCATGATGTCTCCCATATCACCAACAAATTCTTCTTTATCAAGTAAAACTGCCTTAAGTTGCTTCTTGTAATCTAATTTTCTAATATGATTTGCCATATCAACATCTATATCATAACTAATAGTCATGTTTGTCTCTGTCCAATCAAAGATATCTACCTTTCCACCACCTACAAATTTTTTCCATTTACCATCACTAAAAAACGAAGCATCATTTCTTGAATTCCACTTAATCTCAATACCAAGTTTGCTGGTCTCTTCAGAGATAGAATCTTGAAATCTTGACCAAACATGGTCTTGTTCCTTCTTAGAAAATAAGTTAAAGTTTGTTATTCTTGGGCCTTCAAGATAAAAGGCTGTGGTGGGTACACCAAGTTCTTGGTCTATAATTAATTTACCATTTTTGTCTCTTGGTGGGGGCGAGTTAATAGCATCAAAGATTCTAACCTTCTCATCTAACTCATCTAAAATATGTGTGATATCATCAGGATAAACACCGAAAAAAACTGGAATGTTCTTTTCCATTGACCATTGTATAATAGTAGGTTGTTGGATATCTACTAAAGTTTGATATTCCCAAATACCTGTGTAAAGTTCTTTTGATACTAAACCAAAATCGATATACCTAATCTGATGTTCCATTCCACTCTACATACTCATAATCTTCAAATAGCTCTTCACCTTCTTCTATATCACGATTTGCGATGTAATAAAAATCTCTGTCTCCTCTTGTGAAACCATCGAGATTTGGTGTGTCGGAATGATTTTGAAAAAACCAATTGGATTGATAATTTAAATCTTTTGTTGTATACATCCAAAGTGACCCATCTGATTTACTCCAAGTAAAATCCTCATCCATAACCTTTAATCCACATTGAGCCTGTATGTCATAAACACACCTTAACAAACCTTTTGAAAAATGGGAAATATCTTCCCACTCTACCCAAACCTTAACGCTTTTCGGACTAAGGTCGTATACACTCGTTCCTTTTGGTATGTCTCTTATTGCAACACTACCAACCCCATCACATATTTTGGATGGGAATGGACGAGCCCATATATGATTTTCAAACCAATTAATTACAAATTCTTTATTATTCATAAATAGATACCTTTATTTTTTTAGCATATGTTGATATTTGTCCTCTGTCTAAATCTTTCCAATTTGTTGCAATGGGACATAGTGAAACAGAAACTAAAAGATTTTCAGCACTCATGAATGTTATATAATCTCCCTTTACTGCGTCAGATGCGAAATTTAATAACTTACCATCGGGACTACAACTAAATTTATCGAACAAATTTATTGTATTGTCATTCAGATGCTCAACTCCTAACCCAAACTTCTCAATACTATTAAGAAAATTTGTTTTACAGCTCATACCTTCAGTAATTGTACCCTTACTTTCCGTATCATCACAATAACCCATAACTCCATGATGAAAATATCCTTGACTTGATGATTCATACTCTGTCTCATCAACACACTTTGCTATCATTTTGCGTTCCACATAATCAGACCATAAATAAGAACCTTTAGTAACTCTTCTTCCATGCATAAACATAGTATGATGCATACTTAGGAATTCGTGTTTAGGATTATCTTTAGTCCAAATTGCTACATCTAATATTTGTTGCCCTTCCAACAATTCAAATTTAAAGTAATGAGAGTGGGGGACTTCAAATGCAAATCCACCACCCTCAACGATAAACTCATTGGTCATATACTACTTGTTTTTCCTTATAGACTAAGAATAATCCACCTGAAATCATTACGAGTCCAGCTATCTGCCACAAGGATGGTGACATGGATAGAAAAAAGTAACCAAGTGTCACTCCAAAAATTGGTGTTCCCAATTCAACTAAACCTGTATTTGTAGCTCCAATATTCTTTACAGCTATCCAATAACAGAAGTATGCTATAAAACTTGCAACTACTGAAATGTATGCGATTGCTAACAGACCATTGAATGTTACCTCTGAAAGTGTTGTCATAGGTGATTGAAATAATGAAACATAAATAAACACTTGTAGAAAATCATAAAATACAATTGTAAGTGGTTTATACTTTTTCATAATACCTTGTCCTACTATTAAATAAGCAACCCAAGTAAGACAGGCTGCAACATCTAATAACACACCTTTAGTGTTTAGACCTTCAAGTGAGAATGTTGGTATCAACTCAATTGCAAACATACAACCAAGTGTTCCCAATCCTAATGCAAGCTTTCGGTTATTACTAAACTTCTCTCCATAATAAAGTATGGAAATCAGACATAACACAAATGGATACATATAGAATATTGCGTAAATTACAGGTAGGTTCGGGTCAAGTAATTCCCAAGCGAACCAATACACCAATAAGTGTACTGCAAGTATTACACCATTAATCAAGAATTGTTTTCTATCTTCTTTCTCAACTAAGAACAGATTTTCACCTGTTGTTTGTTTCTTCCACAACATCACTCCACCAAACAATAAGGTAGCGATTAAAAACCTAACCGATAAAACCGATACAGGTCCTGCTCCTTCTGCAAATATAAAACTACCAGTTATTTCAAGTGTTGACCATGCAAATACTGCAATTGCTGCAGCTATAAATCCTTTTAAAAATTTAGTCATTTTTATTTCCTATATTTAAGTTAAAACCATAATACAACTTAACCCTTAAATCACCTTCTCCACTTAATTCAGCGGAAACAAATTGATTGGGTTCTCCATACTGATACACAACACCATAAAGTGCCTGTGTTTCATCTTCGGTTCTTTCCAAACCACCAATTAGTCCTAAACCTTTTAGATGCCACATATTAGGTAGTCTAACAACGGCTCTTCCCCATTGGTAATCTTCTCTAAATTCTGTAACATAATCTACGAACTCACTATATCCACTTACATCAAGTGCCTGTCTGTTTTCGTTATCAACTGATACACCAACAAAGTGGTCACCAAATTCATAACTCACACGACCTGCTGTGTATTCCTCGAATCCATTTTCTATATCGCTTCCGTAATAGGTTTCTATGAACCAATTACCAACTCCACCATAGACACTAATACCATCTCCGAAATATAACAAACCAACATCGTTAGGTGTTGGTGTTTGATAGGTAAATTTATCACCTCTTGTTAAATCCAAATATGGAACATTAGAACCAAATGGAATTGCTTGTCGTCCTAAACCAACTGTGAACTTATCACTATATGGTTTATAGAATAACTCCTCAACATAAAGACTACCTCTTGCCCAAGGTGCGTCTACGAAGATGGATGCCATCCATTTTGAATCATCACTTTTAATGAATGTCCAAAGGTATGGTTTGTCAAAAGAAATAGTAGATTCATATTCATCACCATTTCTATCATCACTACCTTCTGGATCATGTTTCTCATTAATAGTTGTATATCCAATTATACTATTTTTAATTGTTGCTGTTTGTGATAATGCTATTGTAAACATCATCAACATCATTATTAATATCTTATTCATATATTGCCTCCATGTTTATTGATATTCTATAATTCTTACCTTCAATGTAATTTGTTGTGTGTAATAACCAGTTTGGAAAAAGTAACAGTGAGTTTTCTTTAGGTCTCATTTCAAAATTATCCTTACCATCTCTAAATGTTATATTACCACCCTTCATGGACTTTGGAACACTTAGATAGTAAACTCCGACTATATCAGCACTTTGAATATGGTTGTGCCAATTCATAGGACAATAATCTTCATTATTTGACATTAAGTAAATCTCTTCTATTTCTTTTATTTTTTTACCCATACCACTTAAAGTTTTGGTAAATTCTTTTACTAAATCTACAATAAGTGGATGTTCAAGTTTTATTGCAAAATTATAAGACTCTGATGTTTCCTCTGCACAAATGTTATATTGATTAGATAACGATTCTCTCACACTTACAGTATCATATTCGTTTAAATCTAAAAAATCTAATTTTTCATATATCTCTAAATTTTCATGAATTTTTTTCATCGTAACTTTTTCAATTCTGAAATATTCTCTATATAATTATATGTCTCATCTGTCTTATAACATTTTTCTTTGCACATTAAATCATTGATAATATTATTGAATATTTTTTCATCAACCTTTATATCTAATCTATCTAATAAATTTTTAAAATTCTCTCTATGTTTATCGGTATAATTATTTCTTGAATACAAATCCTCATAACTATAAACTATAAAATCATCATCAATGAAATTTACGAAGTAACCCATTTTATTTCTTACATTATCTATTTTTTGTCTTACAATATCAACATCTATTGCATCAAATTTATGTCCTTCTTTATAAACACGATGTCTACCAATAGGTGCAACCCAATGATTAGTTTGTATTGCTAATTCTTCTGATATAACCTTTTCCCAAATGTTTTCCCTATGTAATAAAATCTTCTGAATTGGATATTCCAATAATTCATCTATTATATTATAGAACATCGGCTCATCCCAATTTATCTTACAACCACTATAATGGTCGTACAATTCATCTAAACATTTTGTAGGATGAGTCTCCATATCGGTTCTTTGAAATGATAAATCAAATCTATTCCAAGTGTTTGGTTGTACATCAAACCACACCATTTTTCTTTTAGATGCTATTTGAAGTGAATTAAGTAGATTATTTGATCCTGTCCTTTTCATGGACAACAACATAAACTTATTCATTTACAAACCCACACTTTAAGAATAATTTTTGACTGGTCGTATTCCACTCATCTACTTGTGCCCATACACAATCTAATTGTCTTAATTTTGCTGCTGTAATAATATAACTAATTAACCCAAATCCATAATCTTGACCTCTAAAATCCTTATGGACATATAAATTCAATCCTTCTTTGGTTTTGTAATTTAACCAATACCAACCTCTAAGCTTATTGTCTATCTCAAGAACTGAAAATAACCAACCATCATCTAACCTCTGTTTGGCATCTTCTACACTCCACATCTTATCCCAATTTAATTCCTCTTGGAATAGGTCTATAGCGGTTTGTAATTTATCCTCATCTATTTCCTTCCAGTAAGATACTTGATTTGGCGTTGAATAAAATTGGTATTTATCTAAACTTCTCTTGAATTTAATCATCAAAGAACGATTCTAAATATTCTTTTTTTGCACCTTCTATCGTATTTAAACCTACACTTGGTAACCCAAGATTCTTCCTTTTGTCATATTTAAAATCTGAATATTCACCATCTTTTCTCACATAATGTATAAATAATTGTACACATTCCTTTCCTGAAAATGGATATCTCCAATGATTCATTTTAGTTCCCTCATAGAATAGAATATCACCTCGATTCATTGATACCGATACAATTTCTTTTATATTTGAACCATCAGGTTCTTCTTCTGTAGCTGGAGTTACAAAATCTTCACCATGTTTTTCAAAATCGTGTTCTCTCATTAAAATAGGCCATTTTTTATCAAAATGTATTGGTAGTGTTGCACTAAACTCACATGATGGTCTATCACAATGCGGTTCAAGTACATCTTTATTATGATAAATTCTCATGAATGTATAACAAGGATAGAGTTCTTCACCAATAACATCTTCAGCATATGGTAGAGTCCATCTTAACAATGCATCCCCTAATGTATCACCATACATTGTTATTGTTCCATTTACCTGGCCAGTATCTATTTCAAACTGGTCATTCTCCACCTTTAATTTGTAATACTCATATATTAAATCAAGTGTTGGTATATCAATAACATTTTTCTTTACTTCATAACCATTTTTATTAAACATTTTAACTCCAAGGAGGTATTGAATAAGGACCTGCAGATTGTGTAACAGGTATTAAATAACTTTCTATCAAGGCCCCATCTTGAAAATCACGAAACTTATAATAATCCCCAACATCGTAATCTTCATCATCGTAATAAGTTGACTCGGTATCTTGAATTCTCAAGGAATACACCTCTCCAAAATGGGATTGACTTATATTGGATGAATTTATTAGTGCTGTCTGTAATCCACCTGATAATGATGCAGAATAATAATTCCAACTACCCGTAACATCTGTTAAATCGTCAAATGTGTAATTGATTGCAGGTGCCTGAATGACTGGTTTTTGATCAATTGTTGACAACATAGTGATGTGAGGTATGGATTCCCCATCACTAACAGTCGTTCCGTAACCATATATTTCGTGTTTGTCATCCACTACACTACCATCTTCGTAAAGTGATGAGGTATTCATTAGAATCCACCCACCGATATGTAAAGTTTTAGCCATATATCAAGGACCTCCACTACCAACTGGATAAGTACCATCACCATCGTAAGTATTATTAAGAGTTCTAAAATAATAACGAGAGTTTGGATACCCAGTCGTAATTTGAGCACATTGAGTAGATATTTCCTGCCATGTTAAGACTGCATCATATATGACAATATGAGATATTGCGAATGCTCCTTCGTTTTGAGCTGGATTTGGATACGCGTTACCACCAAATGACATTTTATTGCTAGGACTTCTTGGATTAGAAGCTGGAGTTGGGACACTAAAATCTCCTTGAAATCCAGCGGCTTGAAATGGACTTGGTTGATTGAATTTACCGAAGATACGATAATGCGGTGAACTTTGGTCAATCAAAACCGCAGTAAAGTCCATCTTTTGATAAAGATAATCTACCTGAGTTTTGGGTGAAGGAACTGCCCTTCCAAATGCTTTCTCATCAGATGGATTGGTAAATAAAAATGAGTTTGGTACAGATGTAAATGTATTACCAGTATAAATTTTCCATCGCGATGTAGATTGATTTCCACCATCTGTTAGTGCCATATCAAAGTTAGTTCCTGGATCCATACCTGAAAACCTACGATTTGCAGGACTATTTGGTGCACCTGCTGGTGTAGGCCATGTGTCGTTACCGATGGTTGCAAGTGGTGCAAGAGCATTTGCCCACATTATAGTTGTTGGAGATTGAGTGTTAAATAAGGTTTGGGTATGATAAGGATTATTTGGTTGTTTATCAAATCTTGCACCCTTTTGACCTGATGGAAAATCTAATGCCTTAAATTCAGGATTATTTGAACCTAATGCCAAACCTATACCAGGATGGTTTGTAGCACTAAAGTTACTCGTTTGATTTGGACTTTGAGATGGACTGTGAAAAGTCATATCGGCATTTAATCTCGATGACAAGTCAAACCAAGTATCGTCAGGTGAACTAAAACTACTTGGGTGTCCTACATCCCAATGACCAATCATATCAGGACCATTTGTAAGTGAATATTTTGCTGGCCCATTGTGAACCTTTAACCGATTCATAAAATAATTTTCTGTTGGTAGTATTTCGTATATGTCCCAATGTGATTTTTTACCAGAAACTTCCTTCATACTCACCACCTTACAAGGAACAAATCCACCATATAAACCTTGAACTCTTTTGAAGTGTTTAGGTTTTGGAGTTAAACATATCATACCAGGTCGTAACTTCATCACCGACATATGTTTTACCTCATAGGTAAGTTTAGGGTCGTATGAAGCCCAACCAAAGGTAGGTTTTTTCTTTTCAACTCCTGCTGTATTATGAGTTCCAAACTCCTCTCTACCATCAGTTCTATCCATACGGATATCGTAGTCCATCGAGTTTATCACCTTGAGTGGTTTTTCGAATAAGAATTCACTTGTAAAAAATGTTCCACTACATTCAAATGTTATCTCTACCACCCTTTCTGGCATCTCAGCATCTTTTGCCTTGGACATAATAGCAGATACCAATTCCTTTTCATCGGAACTTAAAACTTCTTGTCCTTTAATTGGATTGACAATTATACTATCAACACCACTTATAAAATTTTCGTGTTTTGCCTGTATTTGAAAACCATTGTGTTCAATTACATTATCCTCAACCTGTATAGCCTTTACTCTTGTTTTCTCTGAAATCACATCAACGGATTTTACTTCTACCTTTTCATTATTTCTCAACAACACATCACCAACTTCGATTAAATGTGCTGGTTTAAAATCACCCCTTTTGAATTGATAAACCAATACTGATGCGGAATGTGAGAAATCAAACTCACCATTGATTCTAATATACTTGTAATGAAATGGTGAATGTATGTGAACATTGGAATTTACAAAATCTTTACCAATATCATCTTTATAAAGTAAATTTGAATGACCTATACGATTAGGAAACAATGTATTGTCTTTTTGGTGATAATCATATAGTTGGGTATAAATATTTGGTGTCATGTTGTAGAAGTCATTTTTGAAATATAAAGAATAGTGTTTAATCTCAACATTAAATCCTGATTGATAATCAACATCACTTTCGATAAATTCTTCTACATAATCAAATTCAGAGAGGTGTGTAGTAAATTCTTTTTTAGAATTGAACTTTTTAATCGATATACCATTTTTTTTATCTATGTTGGATTTCTTAAAAACAAAAAGTTTGTCCTTTTCATATATGGAATTATCAACAGACCATTTTGGAGTTGAAACATTCTGCTCACTCATAAACTTTTTTAACGCTAACTTATTAGCTGCAAATTTATCTACAAGACAAGTTTTATCCCATGCTATTCTTAATATAAAATCTTTTTGTTTATTATATTCAAAATCCCAAATATCATTTTGGGCATTACAAGATTGAATAGAAACTTTCTTATCTATCCTACTACAGGTTGCTTGTAAACTTTGATACCATTTTCCCTCAAGGATATTATCGTATTCACTATCTTCCACCAATACAATCACATTATCATATTGCCATTTTTCAAGGACAGAGACTATTGGGTTAAAATCAAACCACTCGACTAAATCATCATCAACCGCAGTATTGGTATTTACCTCTAATATATTTGGTTCATAATTCTTGGGTATGATGTCCCAACAAAATAGCAAAGCTTCATTTCGTTTGAGAGAAACATTTCCAGTAAAAAAGTGGTACTGAATTTGGTCTATAAAATTGTCTACAACCCTTTTATATACTAATTTATCAAATAAATCTTTCATACTTATAAATATACACTTTAATGATTTTTGTTAAACAAAAGAAGGGCCATGAATCCAAGTAACAATGGCATATCGTGTTCCTTTGGTCACGGGTGTAACTCCATGAACAAGGTATGATGGAAAAAATATTATAGTACCAGGTGTCTTTGGATACATTGAATTTTGTTTACCATCTTCGGATTCCATTCCAACACCATTAAAAATTAAATCACCACCTTCGTAATCATCGTTTAGAATTATAGTAGAGGATAATTTTCTCAATGATGTGGGATAAGTTGGCCCGATATCTATGTGTGGGTCATACTTTCCTTGTTCATCACCATCATACCTCAAATATATTGATGGTTCTGCTATCATTGTTAGATTAAATTTATAAACGGACTCGTTGACCTTGTATACCAAATCTTCTAACTTTTCATAATACCAATTGAACTCAGCTGAGGGTGGAATCATTGTTTCGTATGCAATTCTTTCTGAACTCTCGGTTCTAATTCCCCCATAATTTGCATCACCAGATGTTAGGGCCTGATGTTCAGGATTGCCTTCCATCAACTTTAATAACTCTTGAAGTCTTTTTATCTCAAATGTTGTAAAGGCTCCTTCGATAGAAAATGGTAAATTTTCTTTTAACTCTTGTGAGAGTTTTCTCATACCTAACTGATTTCTTATTAATTGCATTTTATTCTCCTAACAATATTTCTTTGTAACCTTCTTTTTGTCGATGGTCTACACTTAAAGTCCATTGATGTGTTGGTTTAGTATTAATATCAAAACATTTATCAAGTATCATAAGTGTTTTTGGTACTGGATTTTCAATTCTTAATAATTCTCTTTGGAAAAATCCATCTGAAATATACATAATATCTAACTGTAATTTATCATACTTACCATATTCACTATAGTAATAAATTTTTGTGTTGTAGTCTTTTTTATCAAACTTATACCAAATATTTTTTGGTGTTGATTTTGGTTGATTAGGTTTTTGCATCCACCCAATCTTCATGGTGTTCTTTGTAAATATTTTCAAATGATGTTCTATTATTTCATTAAATATATCATCTTCCATATAATTTTCTTTAGATAAAATATCATCCAATAAAAAATTATCATCATCTATATACACCAATGGGCCGAGGGTATTAGGTACTATCTTATGCATTGATGGTTGCTCCTACTCTAATGGTTCTCATATGACTCTTTGAGTGAATATTTCCTGCACAAACATACCTTGAACCTTCAAATTCTTTTGATTTTACCTCATGATTTAAACTACCAGGAAAGAAAACCAAAAGTCCTTTTTCAGGATTTACATTTCCGTAATCATCTATTTCTAATGGTGGAAATCCATCACCTTCATTTAAATAAAGACAAAAAGACCAATTTGATGGAGCATGTGCATGTTTTCTTGCATATTCTCCACTCTCATATTTTGCAACCCAAATATCGTCAACTGATAAATTGAAATTCTGTTCATCTAAAATAGAATTTATTATATCTAAAATGACATCATATCTTTCTTTGTATTGAGAATAAATGTGAGATTTATAACCACTCATTGCACAGAATAAATTAGTCTTATGGTACATTCTATCACCATCATTATCGACAATCTCCATCAAGGATTTCATCAATTTGTCATCATCAATTTTATACTTAATAACACTTGGTGGTAAATTTTTTTCATACCACTTTACTTCAGGTGTTAAGCATTTTACAGAATCAGTTTTCATTACCCCATCAAATCAGGTTGTACTTCTAATCCAACATCCTTTAACATACTCGATGGTACTTTACCACAATTTCCACAACTATAGATATCTATTGGTGCAAGTGCCTCTTGACCAGTAGGACTCATAAGTGCAGATATTCGTTTAATTATAGTTGCCTTTATCCAAACATAGTTTCCACAATCCTCACACTTCATTGTATCCGCCTGTGATAAATCAAGTTTAACACCTTGTGGTTCAGGCTTTTGACCTGGCTGTGGTCTAAATTTTCTTTTAGCCATTTTTACTCCTTATATAATTTCATCAATTAATCCATACTCTAAACAAGTTTTTGCATCCCACAATAAATCATGTTTCAGTATTTCATCAAGTTTTTTCATTGGAACTTTAGTATATTTCTTATACACATCTTTAATTGTTTTCATCATTAAATCAAGATTTTGTTTCTCGTCTTCGAAGTTAGAATATGTCCCCCAAAACTGACTTGATAATTGATGAATCAACATATAGGAATTACGACTCATAAATCTATAATTACCCACCACCGATAGGAATGTTGCTGCACTTGCTGCAAATCCGTCTACATATGTGTGAACAGGTACTTTTGTTCTCAATATAGTATCCATAGATGCTATACCACTAACCACACTACCACCACCTGAATTTATGTATATTCTTAAAGTTGGTGGTACTTCCAAGTCTAAACTATTTTGTAAAGTTAAACTTTTAGATTCAATCTCACCTATCTTTTTATTAAGTTCAGATGCACTATCCCTATTAACACTTGAATAATAGTAAATCTTATTCTCGTGAACTGAAATATGTTTTTCTGATTTACTTGTAGAGTTTGTACTTGTTTTTGGTGATTTTCTCTCACCCCAATATCTTTCCATTAGTCTTCATCCAATATGACATCTACAATTTTAGATTGCTTTACTAAGATTGTTTCGAAAACAAATGGTGAATCCTTTACCCACTCATTCACTTTAGATTCGGCCACAGTAACAGAATCACATTCTACCAAGTAACTTCTTCTAACTTTCTTTTCCTTAACACCATTTTTCATTTGTATTTCTTCAATAAATACAACAGTTGCTTCAAAAAACATTATAACTCCTTATTTAATAACACTTAAAATTTCTATTAACATCGCCATCGCGTTGATTTCTTTATCCACTACCTGTGAATCACTTAATTCATATTTAGCAATAATTAAAATACAATCAGCTACATGACCTTTACCATAACTATCAACTTCATCGTACAAAAGACGGAATAAATCAGCAAAGTCTGTAACTTTTGCGTCTGCCAATAACTGACGAATATTCTTGAAGGCATTTTTTCTATCTTGTGTCTTGAGTATCTCCAACAACTTCATCTTGTAGTCGTTCTCCACAATACTCTGTTTATCAATTGTTAGTTTACCACCAAGTGATTGTCGTTGTGCTCCGTTGATAACTCTTCTTATATCAGGATAACCACTATTAACCAATATACCCAAATCCTCTCTATCGTAACTCACACTCTCTTGAGTTAAAATATTATGTAGATGTTTAGCTACATCATTCTTATTTGGTGGAATCACTTGAAAAGATTGACACCGAGATTGTATCGGGTCGATAATTCTTTCTACAAAATTACAAGTCAAGATGAACCTACAATGTTTACTAAATGTTTCCATCAGATTACGAAGTGCGGCTTGTGCGTTTGGTGTGATGTAATCACACTCATCCAAGATGATAACCTTGTAATCCTTGAAACCCATAGTGGATGCAAAGTTCTTAACTTTACTTCTGACGGTTTCCACATTGTTCTCATCCGAGGCGTTGATGTATAGATAATCACAATCTATGTTATTGACGAGTAACTTAGCTAATGTGGTTTTACCAGTTCCAGCCTTTCCAAACAACAAAAGGTGTGGTAAATCACCACTATCTAAATACACTTGAACTTTACTTTTTAATTGTTCATTTCCAATGTATGTATCGAGTGTTTTTGGTCGATGTTTTTCAACCCATAATGTATGTTCTTTCATATAACCTCTTTTTAATAAATATCCTTGTCCAACTTGTTAATTAGTTTTTTTTCCATATCCAAATCGGTTCACCAAATGCTATGTTTTCGGTTTCTTTAGCCTTTTCTTTTAAATCTTCTGAATAGTAATCACTAACACCTTTACCAGCACCTGCTGAATTAAACCTCTTGGTCATTTCCATTCCAATACAACCTTCGTATTTTAATCCTTGTGACTTAATAAAATCATTCATGGCATTTGTTATATCCACATAACCTTTTACAGACTCATGGTAGACATCTGCAATATTCACGGCAAGTATACCATCCTTCTTTAATGTAGGTATCAACTTACCGATTGTTTTGTGTAGGAAATTTTCATTCCAACTATCGATTGTGGTGTATCGTTTGAAACTTTGGGTATCTTCATCACTATACTTTTCCACATCAAAATAAGGTGGTGATGTAAATATGGTATCGAAATGATTTTCATATTTACTATAATCCACATCTTCTGCTGGACTACAGATTAAATCTACCTTCTTTTCTTCTTCGAAAAATGTTTGGTGTTTATTGTAGAACTCAACTTGTCTCTTATAGTTTGGATGATTGAGGGAGTTGGGGTCAATCCCAACATATGATTTTGTAGTCTCTCCACAAAAAAACCCAGCCAACCTATCACCCCAACCAGCACTAAAGTCGAGTACATTAACACTTCCAAAATAGTCATAAAATGCCTTTGCTATACTTGGTTTGAATTGTGATGCTACATACTTTCTAAGTGTTGTTGCCATTCGTATGGATTGTAAATCTACCTTTAGTAAAACCTTGTCTAAAGTATAGTATGCTCTCACAATAGTTTTTATTCCCTTGACTG